CTGAGCCTTTCATGGCCAATAACTTTCCGTTGTTCTCTGCTCGGTTTGTTTCTGTCCTGGCAATCATTTCTGCTCGGTTATTTCCTACATCAAATACTTTAGTCACTCTCTTCTTTAACTTAGCAATCCCTTCTCCGTTTATTATTCCTCTGCTTAATTCTGATTTTAAATCGTTTGCTATTTCGTTTGTCATATCCTTGATATTGTTAAAAGTATAATCCTGTAAGAAGTCCACTGCTTTATTATTCATTGGTACGTTCTTGTCGATTTGTTTCTCGGACTTGTTCCATCCTGAATTAAATTCAGCGCTTATAACTTTGTCTACTATATTCTTAACCGTAAAAATGCTAAATATCTTTTTAATAATACTTGGTATGTCATCTATCCCTTTAATCTGCAATAACTGCTCAGGCTTGCCCTGGTCCTCTAATAACTCGAACACCTTTGCCTTATTGCTTTTCAGTAAGTCTGTTATCTGTTTCTTCAATTTCTTTTCAGATGGCCCAATTTCTTCGTTTGGCCCTAGAGTGTTTGGTGAATCGGTTGTTTGTGCTTTTTTGATATCCTTTGGCTTTTCGCCCTTTGGCTTAGCTGTCATTTTGTCACGTGTGGCCTGACTATCATTATTAATCTTATCCGCGTCTTGCTGTCTTGGATCCCCAACGTTTATGTTAGTTCCCAATTGAGGACTACGTTCTCCTGTATTCTTATCTCCCCATTCTACTTCGTCTAGTCCTTCAGCATTTCGCACTTCGTTAATTGTTTTAAGGTCTGCTTCTGTTTGTAATTTGTAAAGGCCCCACTTCTTTGTTTCTTCATCAATATCGAATATCTTATATTTGTAACGTACACCCTCAACTCCAAACTCTGGGATTATTTCTGTATTAACATGATACTCGATTAATCTTAATAATGGATAGATGATACGTTTCTTTGCTACGCTTGTTTGTACTATTTGGTTTGCTGCACCGGCTGAATCTTCCGTGAAGCCCAGTTCTGTTGCAGTTATACCAAATGCGCCCCATACCAATTTTGACCACCATTTCTGTGATTCTATTAGTTCTAGTTCTTGGTTTGTGAATCCTATTCTCTCGAACTTTGGCATCTTGTTAACCATTGGTAATTTGTGATTTGCTCTCTTCCAGTTTCCTAGACTATCTTGTACCTTTTGCTGTTGGATCCATTGTTGTCCAAATGCCTTTAAGTCATCGCTATTCATTCCCTCTAATCCCAAAACTCCTGGCGGTATTGAATTGTCATTAAAATATTCCAATTGAGATTCTACTGCATAAATAAGTGTTTGAACTGTCTTTGCTAGAACTTCCATGCTAGAACGTCCGTATAGGTTGTCTGTTCGTACTTTCTTCTCGAACCATACTATCTCTCGTCTGCCAAATGGAATCGGTCTTGCACCGGTATTAAATCCATATTGGAAATATGCCCCTTCTTCCTGGGCATCTGCTCTGTCCATTTCTGCTTGGATTGCTGGGTATTCCATTTGTTGTGTTTGTGTTTCACCTTCGCCTAGAACATTCTTCATTAAAATTAAATCTGCTCTGTTAGTATACATTCCATAAGGATCAGGGTTTTTCGTGAACGCCATTCCATCCCGGGCAACTATCTCAACCATCTCTCCGAACATATTAAACACTTTGACCATTATTCCTGAATTAAGTTCCAATAAATCTGGCAACATCATTCGAACAATCATTTCCCAACTTTCCTTATTTGTGTTTGGGTTATAAAAAAACTCTTGTATTCTTTCGATATCTTTTTCTTTTCCTGGTACTTCGTTTCCTGCTCTATCTTCTGCAACTATATCCCACTCAACTGAACACACTTCATCGATGATTGCTGTTACACACATGTCAACATAAATTGAAGCTGCTAATTGTCTAAAATAATTAAGGTCCTTGTATCTTGGATAACCGAAAGGGGGCTCTGTAAAAGAAATTCGGTATGTACGCCTTTGGCTGTCCATCTCTAGTCTCTTCAAAAATTGTAACCGCGTTTTCTCCTTTCTGATTAGATTTTGGGTTAAAATCTTGTTCACTAAATGGTTTCAGCTTGCTTTTACCGAATATATTACTTATAAAACTCATGTTCACCTCCTGTCCTATTATTCAAGACTGTGATGTTGTTGATGGCACTTTCTACACAACGTGATAATATTTGATTTTCTGAGAGAGTCTTTGCATTCTCCAACTGGTATGATATGATGGGCATGTAATTCTCCGCCATGTTTCCTACAAAATTGACATTCATAATTATCTCGTTCGTATATCCATTTTCGCATTCTTCTCCATTCAATTGAAAGATAAAAAGACTTTGAATATTCTTTTGTTCTTCCATCTTTATATTGTGGGTTTCCTTTGCCAGAATATTTTTTTGATTTGTCTTTCCAATAACATTCTTGTGAGCAATACTTTCCTCTGTTTGCATTTTCTTTCCAGCCAGAGACATAAAACATTTTTCCGCAAAATTTACACTTAGATTCTTTACCAGTTTTTCTTTTTTCTGCTGTTGTCCTATGTAACCATTTATATCTACACTCATTTGAACAGAATTTTTTATTTTGGCAAACCCATGCGAGAAATTCTTTTTTACATTCTTTACAAATATGTTTAACTTTTGGCATGTATTTCTATACAAACCATCATTTAAATAAGTTTCTATTCTTCTTTCCATGAATGTGATATTATGTGGGCAACCTTAGTGAGCTTCTGAATTGGATATATATTATAACATTTATAATTTTATAAAGCTAATTGTCAATAATTATAACTTTCTATTCGATTAATATCCTATCTCCAACCATTCTTCTCTCTTGTCCATTAACAATCTTTACTTTGTGTTTTGTTTCTCCATAAACTTTCGACTTTGTTTCTTCGGACTTGCTCCCTGGAAACGCCCAAGCACTCTCGTTTGGATTAATCTCAAAATACATTCTCATCATTAAAACATCCCCTGCATCTGTGGATCGATTAAGTGCCGCTGTGTCTTTAAGTTCTTTCTTGGTGATTACTCTCATCTTTGCATCTTTGTCATCATCCATTTGTTTCATGACTTCTAAATCTTCGGTTAGCAAATCTTTTATCTTTAAGTCTAAATCTCGAGTTATTCCTATCATTCCTGAGTTCACATGGTTCGCTAATAAAAACCAACACTGACTTCTTAGGTTCTTATAATTATCTAGGCCCTGGTCATCTGTTGTTGGCTTGTCTTTTTTGATTGGCCCTGCATTTGCCACAAATCCGATTATCTCAGGCATCTCTTTTTTTAGTCCAAATCCTACTCCTATCTCATCCACTAAGCAATGGCTTCTCGGAATCTTCCTGGATGTTAATATCTCGTCTAGTTCTGTGCTGCTTAATCCTTCAGCAAATTGTAAGAACTCCGTAATAAATAACCCATCCCAAATTGTAACCATGCAACTATCTCTTCCGAATCCTGACTGGTCCACTATGCAATACTTCTTTCCTCGCTTGGCTTCATTTGTGTATAAATCTATAATCGCATCATAATCGAATATCTTTGTAGGATCATCATCATATTCCCAGTTCCCATTTAATAATCTCTCACGGTTCTTTGTGTCTAGCTTTTTTAGGTTTTCGATATAATGCTCCGATATAAACGGGTTGTCATAAACACTTGCGTGAATGTATGTCTTGTAAGGTTCGAGCTCATCATCTCTCCACTTCTTATAAAAATCTCTATAAATAAAAGTCTTACAAGGATTGCTACCCATTGCTATCTTTGGGATAAGTCCGAACTCATCTAATTTAAAACGTACTCTACTTCTTATTATCTGATATGCCTGTTCTCCAATATCTCCCATCTCATCAATAAACCCATCGGTATACTCAGTCGAACCTAAACTTACAAAGTCCGGATCGGACGGATAAAAAAATAAGTCTTTAAGATATTCTTCGCTTCCGTTTGAAAATGTTATCACTCCTGTCTGTGCATTATATTTGTAATCTACTCCCATCATCAGTCCGAGCTTACTTGCAACTTCAAAAAATGTCAATAGAGTTGATGCCTTTAAATCTTTAAGTCTAGCCCTAGCAAGAAACCCTCTACTTCCTTTATATTGTAATCTTCTTTTAATTTGCCATAGACATCCAGTAAAACTTTTCGAGTTGTGAATAATTATCCCATTAGCCAAAACATAGGATTCGTTCTCTGTTTCAATATCATACATTGGTTCGTTTTGCCAATAAAATCTAATCTCTAAAATATCATCTAAATTTATTTCACATGCTTCCAGCTTCTTCTCATTATAATGTCCTTGATACAACTTGGTTTCACTCCGTACTCTGTTCCTAGTTGTTTTCTCCCGTATTTCCTCGGGATGAATTTCTCTCGTATCTCTTTGACTTGTTGCTCTGTTAGTTTGCTCATTCCGTTCTGGGAGCCCGGCTTTATTTGTAGGTTTGTTCTTCTTCCAACATTCTTCATGAATGGATTCATTTGCCCTAATCTCTCCGCATGATGAAAATTCTCTTTGTTTGTTACCCATTCCAGATTCTCCACTTGATTGTTCCGTTTGTTTAGGTCTTTGTGGTTTACTTGTGGTTTGTTTTGTGGATTTAGGATGAATGCCCCTGCTACTAATCTGTGAATTTGAATTGATTTCTTCTTTCCGTTGAAAATTGCAGTTGTTCTCAAGTAACCCTTCTTTGTTTTTCCGGGACTCATTATCATAATTCTTCCAGAATTTTTCCAGTTCAAAGTTTTTAATCTCCCTTTGTTGCTTATCAAATACCAACCATCCACTCCTATATTCTTCCAGACTTCTCCGGGCAAGTTCTCCAATTTCAATCCATTCTCCATTAAATAAGAATTTATGCGCTTGTGTGACATTTATTGTTTCTCCATTTATTAATTTTAACTCTATGCAACCAACGGAACCACTGTTTATAAAAGTTTCTAATATAGGCTTATACTCTAAAATATTCTTTTTCTTATTAAATGTTAGAACAATCTCTCCTTTTTTTAATTCTCCTAGAAACTTACTACCGGTTAATGTATGTACCGAGGTGTGCCAAATCAGACAGCCACCTGCAGCACCGCCTAAAAATACTTCTGTGTGTTCATGGTCCTCTAACGCAACGAACATCTCATGCTGTTTTGGGCTGATTGTTAAGTTTACCATCTTTGATTTCCTCCGCCGACTTGACTATTAAATTAAATGTGTGTGGTTGGGTTTCTCCCGAATGTTCGATTTCTTGTCTTTCTACCCAGCCCCTGTGTTTCATTAGATTTTTAGCCCAGAATTTAAGCATATCTTTATCATCTTTCATTGCTAATTTTAATATTCTCCTTTGGACTGAGTCGTTGAAGTGCTCCATTGATTCGTTTAGTTTATTTTTGAATAATTCTTGTTCTATCCAATTATAATAAGTTTTTCTGTCAATTTTAACTTCTTCGCAAGTTTCGGTTATATGGCCCATCTTCTTAATGAATGTTTCTAGGAATAGTTTTTGTTTGGGAGTCAATCTTGGCTTTTTTGTGGACTTTTGTGGAATTTTCATATCTTGATTGCCTGTTTATTTGTGAATTTTTCCCACCTATCTATGATAACTTGACAGTAAACTGGGTCTAACTCCATCATAAAGCACTTTCTATCTAGTTGTTCGCATGCTATTAGTGTTGAGCCGAAGCCTCCGAATAAATCTAGGATTGATTCTTGTTCTCTACTGCTTGATTTTATTGCTCTAGCACATAAATCTATTGGTTTTGGTGTAGAGTGGTCGTTCTTTGTGTCTCTTCCGAAATGCCATACGTTATTCATGTTATCGTGAGTATTATTGAAGTAGGCTCTTGTTCCATAGTATTCTTTTTTGATTTCTGAGTATTCTTTTTTGATTTCTGAGTATTCTTTTTTGATTTCTGAGTATTCTTTTTTGATTTCTGAGTATTCTTTTTTGATTTCTGAGTATTCTTTTTTGAAAGCTGAGTCGTTTGCTGCTTTTTTCCAACTATTATAGACTTCTTCTGTTGGCATGGTCCATTGTGATTTATCGAACCAATGACATCCGCTAGTCTCAGAATGTCCGGCTGTTCTTTTTGCCCAAGATATATCTCCAACTTTCTTTAATTCCTCTTTTAGATAAATTCTTATAGGGTCCCATTGGTAATAGTAATTATCTGAGTTCGTGCTGAATCCTTGTACTCCCGTC